CTTTTACGCTCATAACATAATGATCTACATCCTTATAGTATACAGAACCAGAATGAACAGTCCAAACTTGCAACCTCTTGGTCGGCTCAATTGTTACCAATGTTGACTTTCTAGATCGAATCTTTTGTGACTCATTTAGGTATGTCATTACTTATTCTTCTCAACTGGCGGTTTGTTCGAATCCTTAATGGCGTCTCTTTTTTCTAAGTACTGAATCCACTTGGTTTCATCGCCTAGGATTTTATCAACAATTGCCTCAACAGCTTCAAATTGAAGCTTAGCAAATTCATTGTTCCTATCCTGTTTATATGATTCTGGGTCATCTGTTGTATCAATTTCATATTCACCTGGGTTTCCAAATGTACCAAGAGCAACATGTTTTAGAAGCCACTCTTGACCCTCATTTTCTGCAGTCCACTCAGGGTACTCTTTTGTCCAACTATACTTAACCTCGCCATTTTTTTTAATTCTTATTGTACTCATTATGCCACCTTCTCAATAGAGATGAAATTACGTAATGCAGAAGTTGTTAATGATTTATCAGATCCAGAGTTTTGAAACACCCTTACGTCAAAATAGTCTGTTGCACTCATAGATATTGCTGGAGTAACAATGTTAGGACTTAATAATAATGTTGCAGTTGCGTGAGCCCATGCGTACTGACTATATATTTCTGAACCATTTTTGTATACAGCAATAAGTAATGCGTCAGTTGCAGACCATGACGCGTTTATTAGTATCTGAGAGTTAACCTTGTAGTATGCAGCAACTGTGCAAGTCCATCTCCATGATGCTCCAGTTGTTACATTCGAAGAGGCGTCATAAACTACAGTTCCAAAATCTATTATTGTTGTTGATCCAGAAGTAAGTGTTTGACCTGCAGTAGTTGTGTAAACAACAGGAAGCACAGAAGTATATGACCCACCACCAACCTCTGATTCAACTCCACCGCTTGTTAGCTTGTACAGTTTTTCATCTGACTTAAAGTATAATTTATTTTTTGATGATGCAGGATTTGATGGTGTTGATATCTGTGCACATGTGATTGCGTCAGTAAAATTAATCACTGATAACGTTTTGTTGCTAACACTTTGTGAGTCAGTTGTTCCAACTATATCTCCAGTTGTTCCGTGTGTAGTTGTATCACTTATGTGTGTAGAAAGATCAGAGCTAGACGCCTTCGAGTTTATTTGTGTTTGAGCATCGCTTGTTAGTCCACCTATGTATTGGAACTCAGTACTGGTAACTGTTCCATCAGCAATCTTTGTCGCATCAATAGCAGCTCCGGCCTTTATGTCGGCGTTTACTATATTTGTGATTATATTGTTATCTGAATCAATGGTTTTATTAGTAAGAGTTTGACTCTCTGTTGTGCCAACAATTACACCAACCCCATGAGTTGAAGTGTCATTAATGTGATCTGTTAAATTATCGTTATCTGCTATATTTTCCCATGATGTTCCGTTATAATATCTGACAACATTTGATGTTGTATTAAAGTAAATATCACCTTTTTGAGCTGTTCCGTTTGCTGTAACAAATGCAGCATCATCAACATAATTTTCAAGCAAGCTAGATGCTCCTCCTGATATTGACGGTGCTGACGCACTTGTGAACCCATCTGCAATATTTATTGTTCTACTCATGGCATAAACCTTTTTTCATATATTTCAAAAGTAAGTGGCAATTGATTATCAACTACAGCGTTATATGTGTAATCGTTTATAGGGTCATCATGCATATGAACCCAGCCTATAAAGCTGCTATCTAAATATGAGTAACCAGTATGTCGCATCTTAATTGTATATGTACCTTTGTTTAAAATAAAATCTTTATCGAATGTCAGCTTATAAAATAGATGTGCATACAAATCTGTTGTGCTTAACGCAGAGTATAAAGTACTTGATGTGAATGATGAAGTAGCTATAGTAGTTCCGCTTTGGATGATATCGAAATAGAATGTTCCAGATGGGTTATTGTGAATATAAAGATATGGCCTTATTGAATCAACGATACACCTACTTTGTTTTGTATATGTAAACTCTTGTGTAAGTGTATTAACAAGCTCAGAAACAGCAAGCTGTGTCATAGTGCCTCAGATGTCTTTACGCTTAGGTCATACCTAGCATAGAAACTGTTTACTATCTCTGGTATAGAATCCAAGTAAACCTCACCGTTAAACCTGTCTAGATCGTTTATAATTCCTGTGCATCCAATGCGCATAAAAAATGGTTTAGTTAGACCATTATAATCATAAAGCAAGAACCAATCATCAACTGCTGTCTTATCTAAATTTTTAAAGTCAAAACTAAACTCTCTTTGTCTGTTTATCTCATCAGCAAACCTTTGACCGTAAATGTTTTTAGTTATTTTGGAGTTATCTTCAAGCTTATATCTCCAGTTGTATGAAATTGATCTATCGTTGATTGTGTTTCTAAGTCCAAGATACACTCTAGATAATTCTACATAACTTGTACCTGTTGCAGATAATCTCCAATATCTATATGTTTGAGATGCTGAAAACTCTTTGTATGCAGTATTGAATGTCCTGTCTATGTCAGTTCCATCTGTTATTGTTACAGAAAAAGCGGGCGCACCCCAAGTGTTAGTTGCATTCGCTTCTAATGTAAGGCTTCCATTAAAACCAAAGCCATTAACAAAATGAGGTACGCACGCGAATGTATCAATCTCGACCGCGGCCTGCATATCAAAAACCACAGTGGCACTACCTGCTGTGGATCTGAATACTTTTGTACTTCTTGTATCTTGTAAATTGCTTGCTGGGAAAAAAGCGTTCTCTGTAGACGCTGTTATTGTTGTGTCATCAAGATCGCAATAATTGTAATATATAAAACTCATACTCATGCGAAACCAAACCCTTGATCAAATTGTTGTTTTACAGCTCGAGCAATTTCTCGTCCGTCTATTTGAATTACTATTGGCCTATTAAGAATGGACTCTATCAATCCTGGAGATCCACCTAGTTGAGATGCAAGGCTATTTTGTTGAGCCTTATTAAGTATTAACTCTCCAGAGTTTGCAAGGATTGGAACCTTATCGCCTGTAAATGAATTCCCAGGAACTATACCACCATCTTGAAATGCTGGAGGTTTTTGTGCAGCTATACTTGCAACGTTAGCTGCTGTAGCTGTACCAACTAATGCTGCTAATGCAAAGTTAATTGGAGGAGGTGCAGATGCAAGGGCTTTTTGAACTGCTTGAAACCCATCTATTGTTGCAGTAGCAATTGCGGCTGCTTTACCAACAGCAAACAAATCTCTGTTGGAGCTTTTTTGAAGCGTAGATATATAAGATAATGTCCCCTGTAGATTTGATAGCTTTTCTCTATTAGATAACTCTTCATATTTTTGAATTGCAAATATATTATCTTTTTCGCTTGCTACTCTTTTTTTGTCTTGCTCAACAAGAGCTTTGTCTCTAGATGATCTTAATGACTTTACCGCCTCTGCAGTTTTTCCTTCATCTTCTAGCTTCTTTGCTTCATAAATAGATCTAAGTGCTGCTTCTTTTCCAAGTTGTTCTTCAAGAAATAAATAATCTTCATCTGAAGAGACTTGCTTCTCTAATTTAAGAAGTTCTTTTTCTTCTAGTTGTCTTTGTTTCTCTTCTTCTCTTAAAAGTTGAATGGCACTTAATCTTTGCTTTTCAATCTCAACTTGTTCTACTGACGATTCTTTTATAGATTGATTTATATCTGCAATTGACTTCTCTAATGGTCCAATTTGCTTTAGGACACCATTTGCACCAAAGAAGCTACCATTAGCTACAGATTCAAAAGCCTGATCTATTTCTGGAATTGTCTTTTGCATAGACTTTAGACCAAAAACAAGCTTATTTAATCCTTCTTTAGCTAGATCAACACCAACAACATCTATTTCAACATCTCTTGCGTTTCCTTTAAAATCTTTAACCTTATCATCAAGGATTCCTACTGCTAATGTTATTAGAGATATAGCTGATTTTATTGTTTCATTTTCAGTAATGAACTTACCTATAGACTCTAGTAAATTGTCATATGTTTTTCCAAGCTGTACTAATGATCCAGTATAAGTCTTTGTCTCTCCCTCAGCTGCTTGCCCAAATCTGTCTGAGATCAAACCAAGAACATCGAGAGATTTCTTCTGCTCGTCATTCATTAGTTTTATTTCTGGAATTATTCCGCCAATGGCCTTGAAGTTACCGTTAAGCGCAAGGGTTAATGCTTCCACTGCAGCTGATGCATCAACTCCAAAAGCAGCTTGCAAATCAAGAGCTGCATCAACTACTGGCTTGACCTTGTTATCGACAACTCCAAAGTTTTTTGCAAGAGCTACTAGGCTTATGATCTGATCGTCAGTTGCAAGCGTAGTAGCCTCAACTGCGTCTACATACGCAAGATAGCTATCTACTGTTGATTGACTAGAGTCACCGGTTGCTCGTAATGCTTGCTGTAACTTATTTAATGCTACCTCTGCTTCAGCAGCTTCTCTAATTGCTGGTTGAAGTGCGGCTCCTATCGCTAAAACAGAGCCAACTGCAGCTGTTGCTGCAATACCGACTACTCCTATTGCAGAACTAAGAGCACTAATTGGTGTTGTTGCACTCTTTTGTAAGTCAGATAATTTTGATTGTGCTTTATCAAGAGCTCCCGACACATCGTCGCGGCCCTTGATCATATCTAGAATAACGCTAATTTTATTTGCCATCTATCTCTTCCTTGATATGACAAAATAGAAGTATCTTCTCAGGAGGAAGATCATCTATGCCTATTGTTACGCCTAACTTCATCATTGATTTAAGCGTAAAGTATTCATCAAAATCACTAAACATATTATACATTATATTTAGCTTTTCTTCAGATACTAAGCCTCTGAGCTCTTCTGGCTGGATTCTTCTTGAGTAGGCATTATAGGCGTCCTTAATAGCGTCTTTTTTTTTGAGACATCACCAAGCTTACTTATCGTCTCAAGTGAACAAAGAATAATAAACTCAACGCATTCAATGTCCTGTTCTGCCTCTTCAAA